GACGCCGGACAAAGTTTACAAGCTCATCAAATCGGAATCCATAAAGACCCGCAACGCGGAATTGCGGGAAAGGGCGGCGTCCCTGCCGGAAGGAAAGTTTTCCGTCATTCTTGCCGACCCGCCTTGGCAGTACAGCAATTCCGGGTTCAACGAATCCGCCGAATCTCAATACCCGACCATGCCGACCGATGAAATTTGCCAGATGGCCGAGATTGTCAACGGATGGGCAACGCCGGAAACAGTCCTTTTCCTGTGGGCTACCAATCCGCTTCTACCTGACGCGCTGAAGGTCATGGAGTCCTGGGGATTCACATACAAGACGAACATGGCCTGGATCAAGGACAAGGGACGCGGGAAGGGGTGGTTCCTTGTTTCCAGACATGAGCTGCTTCTGATCGGTACCCGTAGCGATACACCGCACCCGAATGTAAGGCCGGAATCATGTTTTGAGGCCGACCGCGGACCCGTTCATAGCAGGAAGCCTGCAATAGCATACGAAATTATTGAATCCATGTACGACGGGGCAAAGCTGGAAATGTTCAGCAGATCAAAACGTTCGGGATGGGAAGCATATGGAAACGAGTTGTAGGGCATTGCCATCTGCAAACAACAAGAGGTCGTACAACGGGCACTATATGGCGGTCGGTAGGAACGCCGAGGCCATCATCCTGGAGTGGTTAAACAATCATCCTGGAATCATCGGTGTCGAAGATCTGCGGCAGCTTCGGCAGATGCGAGAGGCGGACGTCGATGTGTCAATTACCTTGTTCGACGGACGTGTCGCTTTGGCAGAAATCAAATCTGACTGGCATCTCGGCATAAGCGGAAACGTGCTGTTCGAGGTGCTACGCATCAACCACACCTGTGAAACGTCCAGATCATGCACCCTCGGTTGGTCTGCGCGGTCTCCGGCAAAGTGGGTTCTGTTCTATGCCCCACAAATAGATTCAATCTACAGAATTTCATTTCACGACTACAGGAAGGGGATGCAGGTCTACTCGACCGATAACGAGCCGAAGACTCACGTCGTGAGGACTGACAACATAAAAACAACTCTGAACCTTTTGATCCCGGAACGTTACATCAACAAGATTGGCAAATACAAAATAGGAAAGGAGGCAATTTATGACCATGCACGGCCCTCAATATCTTGAGGAGAGGAGGAAGGGGATCGGCGGCAGCGACATCGCGGCAATCCTCGGTCTGTCGCCGTGGAAAACGGCATACCAAGTTTATCAGGAAAAGCGAAAGGAGGTGGACGACTGGAAGGGAAACGAAGCAACAGACTGGGGTAAACGCCTGGAGCCTGTTCTGCGCCAATGGTATTCAGACACAACAGGCCGCGTGGTGCGGATGCCCGAAAAGATCATCTGTCACGGCAAGTATCCCTACATGCTGGCGTCCCTCGACGGCTTCACGGACGACAAGCGGATAGTCGAGATCAAGACGGCCAGGCACGGCAAGGGCTGGGGTCAGCCAGGAACAAACGAGATCCCGGACTATTACGCGCTGCAATGCCAGCACTATATGGTGGTCACCGGCTATGAGGTGACAGATGTCCCGGTGTCAATTGGCGGCGGCAGTCCGAAACTTTACGAAGTCCCGGCGGACCGGGATGTGCAGGAGATGATCCTGGACGCGGCGGCCGACTTCTGGCGGCGCGTTGAGGCAGGCGACCCTCCGGAGCCGGTGTCCTACGCGGACGTGGTGTCCCGGTACGGCGCAAGCCGGGGCGCGGGCGCGGTCTATGCCAAGCCGGAGGATCTGGAGTTAATCGTCAAATTGCGAAAGGTCAGAGAGACGATGACGGGACTTGAAGAGATCGAGGACGAAATCAAGGCGAAGCTCATCCTGTCCATTGGCGAAGGCAAGGACACGCTGACGGACGCCGACGGCACGGTGCTGGTCACATACAGGATCGGAAAGCCGGTGTCTCGTTTTGACAGTAAGGCGTTTGAAAAGGACCATCCGGAACTTTACAAATCATATCTTAAAACATCGGAGGCGCAGCGGCGCTTCCTTTTGAAGTGAAGGGAGAAAACATCATGGAGCAGAATATACTGGAAAACGCGCCGGTCGCGACGAGACCGCAGACGCAGGCGCTTGTGGACGTGGAGCAGCAGAGGGCGACGGCCGAGGTCCAGGGCGCGATCATCCTGGCGAAGCGATACCCGCGCAACCAGATCGAGGCGATGGACCGCATCATGGTCGCCTGTCAGCGGCCGGGACTGGCCGAGCAGGCGCTTTACTCATACGCCAAGGGCGGCACGGAGATCACCGGGCCGTCGATCCGGCTGGCCGAGGCCGTGGCGCAGAACTGGGGCAACCTCCAATTCGGGATCAAGGAGCTGGAGCAGCGCAACGGCGAAAGCACCGTCGAGGCCTTCGCCTGGGACATGGAGACCAACGTCCGGCAGGAGAAGACCTTTCAAGTGAAGCATGAACGTCACACCAAAAAAGGCAACTACAGGCTGGAAGACCCGCGGGAGATTTACGAGGCGGTCGCCAACCAGGGGGCGCGTCGTTTGCGGGCTTGCATCCTGGGGATCATTCCCGGCGACGTCATCGACTCGGCCGTCTCGCAGTGCGAGCAGACGCTCAAGGCCAAGGCGGACACGTCGCCAGAGGCGCTAAAGAAGCTGGTCGCCGCCTTTGCCGCCTACAAGGTGACGAAGGAGCAGATCGAGAAGCGCATCCAGCGGCGCCTGGACACGATCACCGCCGCGCAGCTTGTCCAGCTTCGCAAGATTTATAACAGCCTGAAGGACGGTATGTCCACGCCCGCGGACTGGTTCGAGGCCGAGGCACCGGCCGCGGTCGTCAGCCTGAAGGACAAGGTGCGGAAGGCGCGGGAGCCGAAGCAAGCGCCGCCTGCTCCTCCGGTCGAGGATGACGTGCCGCAAAGCATCGAGGAGACGAAGGACGACGGTGCGGGATCGGTCAGGTACGCCTGTCCGGACGGAGGATGGGTCAACGACACGGTGTGCGCCGAGTGCAAGAAGCGCGACGGCTGCCCGGTGCGGTGAGGAGGCAAAGCCATGACCAGAGTTAACAACGCCCTGATATGCCCGAACGACGACGTGATCTATGCCGGGAGCGAGTGCCCGGTCTGCATGTCGAGGCTGGGACATCCGATCCGAAACTGGATATGCCCGATGAACCCCGTCGTAGGAGGACAGCGCCATGAGCCGACCGTCTATCCATCGGTACACAAAGAGCAACCGCAATCCGATGATTGCCCTTGGAGCGACTGTTTTGGCCCTGACGCTGATCTCCGCGCCGCTCGGCCAAAGCTCAATATCGTTAAGCAGGCACACGTTGAGGCAGCTGGCGACAGTGATAGCGAATAAGCAGGGACTCGATCCGAAGCTGGTCCGGGCCGTCGTGACCGTAGAATCGTCATGGCGGCCCGGCGCCCGCAGCAGCAAGGATGCGCTGGGCCTCATGCAGGTCCATCATCCAACCTGGCGTCACAAGCACACCAGGAGTGATTTGTTGGACCCGGAGCGCAACCTTATGGCCGGGACTGCCATCCTGCGGAAGTACATAAAAGAGTCCGGTACGTTAAAAGAGGCGCTGCGGAAGTATAGCGGCGGTGCCGTCGGATATTATGAAAAAGTCAAAAGGGAGATGAAGGGAGCGTGAAATGTCTGCATATTCGGAGAAGTTGAAAGATCCGCGCTGGCAAAAGAAACGGCTGGAAATCCTTGAACGGGATGGATGGAAATGCATGGGGTGCGGCAGCAAAGACGAAACACTTCATGTTCACCACTTATTCTATCAGCCGCATAAAGAACCATGGGACATACACAATGCATTCCTCATTACATTTTGCGAATGGTGCCATTTACAGAAATGCGAGGCTGGGCCTTGTGAAAAGTGTGAACATTACAATAAAGATTGCTTCGGGACGGCAAAGCCAGGTGATGATATTGTTGGAGCAATAGCGTCCCTTCTTGAAGTTATTCGCGAAGATAACTGCGGGCATTTTGGAGGCAATGATTTTTATAACAAAATATTAAACGCATATTTCATGTTGAAATAGGATCGAAGGGAGCGTGAGGCGTGGCAAGAATCAGGACCGTCAAGCCGGAATTCTGGACAGATGAAAAAGTCGTCGAATGCTCGCCGACCGCTCGACTACTGTTCATCGGACTGTGGAACTTCTGCGACGACTATGGATCGCATCAATACAGCCCGAAACAGATAAAAATGGAGATATTTCCAGGCGACGATTTCAAGATGATCGAGATTGAAGAGTGGCTTTCAGAGCTTATAAGTGCAAGGCTGATTAGGACGTATGTTATTGACGACAAAAGATATTTAAGAGTTTGCGGGTGGCGTCACCAGAAGATTGAGAAGCCATCGCGCAAGCATCCTGACCCCATACAATTCGACGACCATTCGTCGACCATTCGTCGACCATTCGACGACGATCAGCCTGCGGAAGGGAAAGGAAGGGAAAGGAAGGGAAAGGAAAAAGAGAAAGAGTATAAGAAAGAGAAAAATCCCGCACACGAAAAAATCAAACACCTCGATGCTCACTTCTATAATGCACCCATCTGCATTTTCTTGAACAATACAAACCTGCTTTATCCTCACCCCTTCTCGCCCTGCTGCTTGGATACGGCATAATAAACAACCTGCCGCATGCCAAGCATGTACGCCTTCTATTCGATTCGCTTATTTGTTTTCGCTTTTCCCTTTGATCTTCCCAGGTACAAGTTTTAGAACAATACTTAACTTGTCCCCTTCTCAACGGATTTGCACATTTCACACACAATCCATGATCCTTCCATTTTCCCATATTTATGAACCTTCTCTTGCCCACGGATGGCCTGAATCAAGTGGCAATCCATTCGTGTCTGCTGCTTGACTATAACCATGACGCTCCTGCTGTTGCTTGATGCTGTTGTGACATGTAGAGCAAAGCGACTGCCAGTTATCCATGTCCCAGAACTTGTCATAGTCATCATCATGAGGTCGTATGTGGTCTACTGTATTGGCTGCCGTTGTCCTGCCCTGCCTTGCACACATGGCGCAGACAGGGTGCGCTGCCAGCCACATGCGCCTTGCCTTGCGCCACCTTACGCTGTCATACATGCGCCTGTGTGTTACGCCTTGATTCATGCTGTTACTTCTCGCACCCCATGTCCTTCATCGCTTCGTAGTCCTTGAGAGCCTGTCCTGTCAGGTAGCCGCCCCTGCCCA